CATTATCTCTAATGGTGGGATACCTCAGTTTAAGTTTAACTCCGATGCCAAATTCTTTTGTCTTACTTGTTAAATCTTTATCCAGTATTTCAGAACCATATATTATTGAATTTGTTTCTTCAACATGTACTTTCCTTTCTGTCATATAAGCTCCTCTATAAACGTTCTTACGTATTCAATACTTGGGTTATACACATATGGTATTTCAATAAGCGTAAGATTATTTTTAACAGCATAATCTCTTTTCATTGTATCATACTTAACTTGCTTACTAAACTTATCCTTACCCCCAAAGTATGAGACTTCTCTTTCGTGTTGCTCACCTTGGTATTCTATTAATAATTTATAGTCCTCTAGGTAAAAGTCATAACTTAGTTCCCTAGTATCATATAGGTCTTCAAAAGTTTTTTGAGGAGTATATTTGATTCCGATACTGTCAAGATATTCCGCTATTCTTCGTTCACCTTTTGAAATTTCTTTAGATGAACACATTGGACATCTCTGACCAATGTTCTTAAAGTTTGCAGGTCTCATGTTAAACTCAAAGCCACAGGATTTATGAACAAATTTAAGGGGTGTTTTACCGTTAACATAGATACCATCTACACTATACTCTTCCCATATTCCTGGATATTTAGCATTAGATTCATTAATAAATTCCTTAATTCTATCATTTGCTAAGCAGCCAGAACATTCCTTTGGTCTTCTTTTAAACTCAGACGGAGCTTGATACATTGATTTCCCACAGCGCTTACACTTAAACTCTATTTTATCTTTACCTGAGATATACTCCCCTACTACTAGCCATTTTTCTAATAACTGACTTGGACATGTAGCTAAAAATCTTTCTTTACGCTTGTCCAAACTAGCACTAGGCATACGTGAAGCGTCCTTGCCATTCTGTGAAGTCCTCCAATACTAACCGAACTAAGTTCAAGTTTGGGTGACCATCAACTGAGAAGTAGTCTTCAATCAATTCCTTTTCAATTCCTTCATCTGTTTCTTTAACAGACCACACTTTAGTACCCTCGTCAATAACTGAGAATGATACAATCATTTCATACAATGCAGATGTAAAGTAATCTTGTGGTGTACCTTCAAATAAACGAGATACTTCTGCTTTAATCTTTGCTGCTTCAGCAATAGATGGGTAGTGCAACTTAACTTGTGCACGAATACCTAATTCCTTTGTCAATTGGTCATATGTCTTATCAAAAACATTATCTTGACCAAATACAAGTGAGTTAGTTTCTTTAATATGATTTTTAGCCATTCCTTTTTCTCCTCGTTTTATGCTAATAATATACTAGACATCAAGTGGGTTATTATAATGATAACGACATACTGATTGGTATGACTCATTCCCACCGATGTTAATAGTTTCTCCAGTGTATACAACGTGACCATCTACTAGTCTAACGTTTTGTGTTGCCTTCTTATTACAATAGTGACATACAGACTTGATTTCAATTAACTTATCAGCTAGTTCAATCAACGCCTTAGAACCCTCAAAAAGGTTCTGTGTAAAGTCGTTCTTCAACCCATATACAAGAATTGGAATTGCTAACCATTCTGAAATAGCTCCTAATTCCTTCACTTGTTGTTTCGTTAAGAATTGACCCTCATCAACAAGAATTACGTCAGCACGCTCATTAATAATATCTGTATGCGTGTTTGTTTCAAATTCAAAAAACTTTGTATCTTTTGATACTACGGTTGCTTTTTCCTTAATACCAATACGTGATGAAATATACCCAATACCATCACGGGTATCAATCTCAGGTGTAAATAGTAATGGTAACTTTCCTGTCTCTATATAAGAGTGTGCAGTAGCTAACAGTTGGGCTGTTTTTCCACTGTTCATTGTACCATACAAAAAAACTAGTTGTTCCATAAATTCCTCCATATTAATGTTAGTATAACTTATTATAACATCATATATGTTTTTGTGCAAATAAAAAAGCATACCCCGAAGGATATGCTTAGGTTAATTATCTTATGAGTTAACTTGTGAAAGTTGACCACGTTCCTTACCAGAAACACCTTGTGACTCAGCCCATAGGAATTGGAACTCAGCTTCTTCAGAAATGATTTCGTTTGCACGAACTTCTGTGTTGGCACTAACTAAAGTGCAGCCGAGATATGCTTCCAAGACACGTCCAGTTGTTTGGTCTTTGATAACAATGTCGATAACAGGCTTACGCAAGATGTCGGCTCCGACACTAACGATACCAGCCTTGATTAAGTCATTCTTACGCAAACGGAAACGTGAAAGTGTAACTGTACCTTCAAACTTCAATTCAACGCTTTCTTGTGGCATGATTGAACCGATTTCGTGTACATACGTTGTACCGAACGTACGGTTACTCCTAATACTTTGCGCACGTCCAACTTGCTTTCCCTTGATGTAAAGTCCAACAAGGTTAGAAGATAGCACTTGCTGTTGGTCTACTGCTGCCATTCTTTATTACCTCTCTTTTATAGTTCTTATTTTATATTAAATAATATACTTAATAAAAATGGGCTAGGTTCTTATCCCTAACCCATCTAACGTTATTGAGTTACGATAGCTTCGTTTCGGTAAGAAATTCCAACCTTAATAGTATTCAATGAACGTGTAGGAACAACTGAGAAGTTAACTTGTGCTTGGTCACCGATAACAACAACTGAAATATCAGCTGGGTCATAGTCAACAATTTCTCCATTGTTTTGTGCAATACCCAAGTATTGTGAAACAGCCGTCTTAATGTCAGAAGCAGTTGCCAATGTTGTACGTGAACCAATGAACGTGTCATCAAGTTCGATACGCAATCCATTTCCAAGGAAGTCAGTAACTTCACCTAGAGCCATACTACGGCTAACAGCGTCTTCTGTTTCATTAGTAGTTGTAACATCTGATGAGATACGGAATGTTGAGTTTGCACGGTTACGTGACTTCTCAGCAGTGATAATACCTTCATCATATAAGATGTCCAATTCGTCTGACGTGTATGGAGTGCTAAATGTTGCTAATGACTCAACACGAATGTTCTTGAATGTTACAGGTTCTCCATTAGGAAGTCCTGAAGCAATTCCACCTACAAATGCTGTTGACATGTAAGGAGGAGCTAATAGCAAGCGTCCATCACTCATACGTACGTTTGATGAGAAACCTACCATTGAGATACGTGGTGAAGCGATGTTAGCACGACGTTGGCGTAGTTCATTGAATGGTACTTCAAATCCACCACCAATGATAGCACGCAATGGGTAACCACTAGCTGAAGCTTCTTCAACGAACTTACGTAGTTCCTTGTGAATGTCTTCATCTGGTGTCAATGGAACTAGGTAGTAAGCAAATGCTGCGTCCTCTTCCATGAACTTAGCGAACAATGGTGCCCATGACTCCGGAACAGTTCCATTGCTTCCACCAGTAAGTTGAGTTTGCGTAAATGGTTCAACATCAGCTTTACCATTTCCTTCAACGTTAATCATGTCTGAGTAAGCAGTACGTAATACCATTGCTCCCAATACACTAGTTACAGTAACAGGCGTCTTTAAGATGTTTCCAAGTTCCTTGTCGAACATGTACTTAGTCTCAATAGCCTTGTTAGCATAAATGCTTAAAGTAGCTGTCAAGTTTTCATCGGCATTGATTGCAGTACCCAGTTGACCAATTGTCTTGTAGATACCATTATCACCCAAAGTGAATGAGGCATAAGGAGTGTCATCGACAGTGACGGTAAGAACACCATTCTTTACTTCTGCCGTAGCTGCCTTAGCTGCTGAACCAGTATATGATAATGAGAACAACTCACCTAGGTTTTCATAAGATTCACGACGACCAGTTGCACCATTAATAACTTCAAGAGTCATGTTAGAGCTTGTAGTGTTTTGGCGAAGAGCAACAGATACTTGGTTAGCAATTTCTCCGTATTGTACCGAAGTAATCGAAAGACCAGGTACCTTCAATGTTGCTTGCTTGGCATTATCTACACGCATTGCATAGATAACACCAGCACCTTCGGACGTAGTAGATGGTGACCATGCTAATTCAATCCAATCCATCAAATCTCCACCGATGAAAATATCACGTGCTTGTGGTAATGAGTTCAAACGGTAAAGTTGTCCAGGTTCTCCACCTTCAGCACTACCGAATACTACCAAAGCCTTTTCAGAACCTTCCGTAGCTGTGCTTAATGCGTCTGAATTAACAGTAACGCTCGTATGTGGACGAGTTTGTTCCCATGTTGGGTACTTATTAATAGTCATTAAAAATTCTCCTTTTATTAGTTAACTACCATATTTTGATGATACTCTACTTCCTTCAAAAAGTCAAGTACAACATTATCAACACCATAAGAAACTTGATACTTAATATCAATCTGTCGACCGAACATAATGTTTTCAACCCCAGGAATTGACTCCTGAGGCTGAATAGCTGAGTAACTAATGTCTGACATTTGATAAATAGAAGTTTCCTCTTTGGTGCTTCTAAGCATAATGAGGACTGCCTTAATGATGGTGTCCAGGAGTCTAATCGTATCTAAGTTATGGCTAATCGGTACAACTTGTACAACTTCTAAAGCTGTAAAACCTCTTACCGTTCCAAAGGTATCTCCTAAACTCTGTTCGTATCTAATAGTATACACCTGATTTTCAGAAATGCCAAGTGTTTCTATGACATGAATGGGTAAGTTTATAGTAACGGTGTTCTTATCTACGATAATATTGTCTAAATCAACGTCCAATTCAACGATGTTTTGCAACTCACCAATACCACTTGATAACTCAAACTTAATCTCCGTACCCTTGATAGTTGGTTTTACCTTTTCGGTTGTAATACCGTTACTATTAAAGGTAAACTCACCTTCAACCTGCCCAACAGAAGTATTAATTTCTTCACCTGAACCATTACCAACAAAGATAAGTGTTGTATTAGCTTCAAGCGTTTGGGGGAAGTTAGTTATAACAGAAATATTTTTACCGTCCTTAGTGCGTTTACCTTCTTTATTATAGGTATTAACATAAGTGTTAATAAAAGCTTCTGCTGTTTCCTTATCTTCCTCTTTTAATAATTCTGCAACAAGTTTAGGACTGTCTAAAACTCTACTTAACATTCTTGATAATTCAGATTGTACATGATTTACCGACGAGGGCATAACCATACGTATTATCCTCCTAATCTATGCTGTATTAATAATATACATATTAATGAAATCTTAGGTATGATGTGGGTGTTGTTTTAGCCATTTCGTGGGTGTTGTAACGTCCCATTGGGTCACCGGCATTATAGTCACTCATTAGGATTTTATCTCCCATAACCTTATCTACATATCCAACGTGTCCCATTGGACCAACACCACCATTCCATGCCCCTGCTGTAAACCAAGCAACATCTCCTGCCTTAGGTTCTTTATGTGAACTTCCGTGACCTCTCCACTGAATAGCATTTCCTAAGCGTGAAAATCCTTTATTACCACCAGCTTCCTTAAGTTTCCAAGCAACATAAGACACACATTCACGGTTATAATATCCCCAGTCATCAGTAAGCGTGTCCTGAACCGCATTCTTCCATTTTGCTGGGTATGAGTCTTTTCCAGGTGAAGCAACAGCGCTATCTGAACCACCACCTCCATCATCATCTCCACCATTTTGTTGAGCTGCGTATTCAACAGCGCTACCGATACTCATTTCACCGAATAAACCTCCAGTAAACAGTTGTAGACCTCCATTACCAGGTTTGTCAGGTGTTAACGCCTTTTTATCCTTAGAATTAGCAACTGGGTCATTCCAATAACGGAAACGGTCAACAAGTTGGTTAGACCCATCACGGGTCATACCCTCTGGTAACCCACGAGTAACGTGAAGCGTGGTTGTATATCCTGCTTCAAAATTAAATTCATGGCTAACACCCTCAATGTAGTAATCAATGATACGTGGGTTTAGCTCTTGATTAGCAATATCATTATCAGCCTCACCTGGGTCTCTACGCTTTAGGACTTGACCCACACGGTAGACTGGACTTCCGATAACACGAATATCCCCAGATAGAAAACTAGGATTAATACCATACCAATTAGCTAAGAAGATAGAATACTTTTTAGACAAGGCAATATTATCCTTGTCCATCTTCTTCTTTTCTTCCTTACTCTTATCATTATCTTTTTTCTTTTTCTTACTTTTCTTTTCCTTTAGCCTATCTTCAATAGGATTGGTTGGTCGGTTAGGGTCACTATCACCCCTAAGCATTGAATGGATTCTATCATCTTTATTTTTAGGTTTCTTACCATTAATTGCGTCAATAACCGGATTCTTACCTGATGTAACACTTGTTGAATTATCTGTATCAGGCGCTAACTTCTTTAGGTTTGCTACACCAAAATGAACAGCACCCTTACCAGGTGTATAAGAGTCTAACTTAAGTGCCTTATACCAATGTTTAGCATTTGCTTTACGTGTTCCTAGTTGAGCAACTGACATGTCAGGGCGCTCCCAACGCCTACAAATATCTTCTGTAAGAGATTCAACACTACCACTACTATTTAGAATACTTGTTAGAGTCGTTGAGTCTGTTCCATCATGATACAGCATAAATTCAACTTGCATACTTAGGTCATTACTCTTTTTGCCTTTACTCTTAGCATAACTTTCCATGTTTATTCTACGAGTATCTGTCCATTGAGCAATTCCAAATCCACCACCACCACTAAGCTCACCTTGACTAGGATTAATATATGACTCATGTTGTAAATTACCAAGAAGTGCGGCAATAGCTGCACCATTAAATTTTTTCTTCTTTAAGTATGCTGCGATTGCCTTAGCGTTCTTT